GTTATTTTATTTTCTTCTGATCTATTGATTGTTGTATCGTTTGAGCCTCTAACGAATGATCAGGTTTGTTCTGTTTTACTTGTTCTTTTTCTTCTGGCTTTGGTTTATGTTTATAGTAAGGTATGTGACTTTTTGAAACCCGTGTTCAGTGATGCGTCATTCGGTGAAAGCCCGTATGTAGCTACGTGTCCCTGGAGGCAAAAGTGAACTCTTAGTAATGTAGATACACGTTGGAACTAGTTTTCCTTGTTGAAAACCTCCATTAAGTCTTGGGTGACGATGTGTCTTAGACCATGAATGAGTTCTACCCCTCCTAACCCGTTTGGGTGAAAGTACGAAATATCTGGAACAGGGCGAGTTGAACCCTCGTTTGCTTTTACAATTGTTCCGCTCGTATTGGCATCGGTTTCTTTTTGTTGTTGCTTTATGCCCGTCTGGTTTCTCCTGGATTGTTGTTTCTGTTTTGGTTGCTTTCTGGTGTTTTAGCCTATTGTTTTGTTTTGATTTCTGAACATAGTGACTTCTCTACAGCGCAGTAATTGGTAAGACGTGATGTGGGTATGAAGCCTTTTGTTTGGCGTTGGGCGCGTTAAGCCCAAAACTTTTATGATGTCACAAATTTTGAATTGTCCGGTAAACGCTACTAAAGGTTCAGATGGTTTGTTTTCCCCAACAGTTCTAGATGGGGATACTTTTGATGTTTTGGTTTTGATTATTGATCGTCATGGTCGTTTTATGCGTAATATGACACCCGCGTGTTGGCGTAAATCGAGTCTGCCTTCTAAGTATGTTCAAGCGTCAGCGGGTGATTATCTTGTTGGAGGTTTTGAGCTTTATCGGCAGGTTACGTTTGATGAGGACATGAATCACCAGGTTCATGTTACGGGAGCGCGTGATGCGGTGAGAGTGAAATGCACTATTGGGACTTTGAAGAGTGAATTGCGTAATTATGTTCGAAGTCCAGTGGTTTATGTTTCGCTGGTGAATGCGGTGATACTACAGAATTCAGGTGGTCCTAGTTTTTCTATGCGATTGTGTAATGGTGTCAAGTTGGATTCGAAAGTTTTGGATCTTATTTACAATGGGCCACGTTATCAGGTGCCGAGTGCTCAGACTCTGCGAAACTCATCCTTGTATGCGGCGCGGTGCAAAGCCTGTTCGTCGGGCTTGACGGAGTTTGGG